CAGAGCGCGGTTTACGCGACCGGCTTCACGTATGACGTTTATGCCGCAAGCGCGGAGTTGCTGAGCTTGTGGGCAGGCAGCATTGAGCAGGACATTTTGAAGTTCAGCGCGGACGGAAGCAGTTACGAGTTCAGCGGTATTCGCGAGGCGAAACTGAGACTGGCAGCGCAGTACATGGCACGTTCGAGCGCGTTTGGCGCGATCGCGAGCGTGGGATTGGTGCGTGATGACCACTACGTTGATTAGCACGGAAGCATTGGCGCAAATGCGCGCAGTGCAGGAAAGCAACCTGCCGGAGACGGCCTACATTCAGCGGCTGACGGTGACGAACGGCGCGGACGGGCAGTCTGAAGCCTGGACGACCTACGCGACCGTGAACGCGCGGCTGGGTGAACCAAAGGGTGACGTTGAAAAGCAGGTGGCTGCGACCATCAAAGTTGGGAAGGTGAACGTGATCACGCTGAAGGCTGGAACGACCCTGGCCGATAACGACCAGATTCAGATTAGCAGCGTGAATTACCGCGTTCACTGGACGAACAAGAACAAGAGCCACGCGACAGCATTGCGCGTGATAGTGACGGAGGTTTGATATGAGTTTTGACCAGATTGTGAACGGCGTTCCCTTGATCTTTGTAGTGATGGGGTTGGTTGAGCTTGCGAAGGTATTCGGAGCAAGCGGAAAGCTCCTGACCGGTATCAGCGTTGGCATCGGGCTTGCGCTGGGTATGCTGTACCAAATCAGTCTGGGCGTGCCGGTTGACTTTGCCGGCTGGTTTGGCGCCTGCATCTTTGGATTGGCGCTGGGCCTTGTGGCGAGCAAAGTATATGACGCAATTAAATCAGCTGCAACGAAACCGCTGGGGTAGACCATGAGCGGCGCGGAGTTGATCCCGGCTGAAGCATGGATTCAAGCGGTATTCGTCTGCCTGTTCATTGTGCTGGTGCTGTGGCTGCTTGCGTGGTTCTCGAAGCAGAACGAGAAATGGCAAAACTTCATTGCTCAAATCGAGGAGCAGTGGCGAGCCTTCAGCAAGGAGCAGCGCACCGAAAACAACGCGTGTATGCGCGAAGTGAACCAGGGGCTGACAGACTTGACGACAGTCACGCAAGGGCTGGTGGCGGAAGTGAAAGAAATGCGAGAGGATTCGCAGCATTTCTACGCGAGCTTTCGCGAGCACGACGTGCAAGCGAAGGAGATTCTGCATGAAGTGAAAAACGGGAAACCCGCTCCGAAGCCGCGCGTCATGAAAGAGCCGCTGCCGTGATTGAAGTCACGTACCGCACGACTATCCGTTACAACCGCATTCCGGATATCGCGGCGCGCTTTCCGGGCGCTGTGCGGGCGGTGGTGGCAAAGGCCGCGCTGGATATTGAGGCGGACGCGAAAGCGCTTTGCCCGTGGGATACCGGCGCGCTGCGCGGCAGCATCAAAGCGGAGATAGACGGGACGCGGGCAACCATCGAACCGCACAAGGATTACGCGGGTTACGTGGAATTCGGAACGTACAAGATGGCGCCGAGGGCGTACATGCGCCCGGCGGCTGATATCAACGAGCCGAAGTTCATCGCGGCAATGGAAGCACTGGCGGCGCGCTTATGAGCAACGCGGCGAGCTGGATCTACTCGACATTGACGACGGACGCAACGCTGAGCGCGCTGATTAGCACGCGGGTGTATCGGGACCAGGCGCCGGAAGCGGCGACCTTCCCGTTCGTCACGTTCACGCAGATCGACGCGGTGCCAGTGAAGAACGCGTTCGCGGATATTCTGATGGACGGTGAGCGCTGGCAAATCAGCGCGTACGATGATGGAAAAACGTATACGACAGTAAACAGCATCGCGGCAAGACTGCGTACCCTGCTGCATAAGACGCGCGGCAGTAACGTGGTGAGCAGCGTGCTGGAAGCGGAGTTCACGCGTTCGGAAACAGACGACGCGGGGAACATGTACAAGTCGGTTATTTTGGACTTTCGGGTCCATACACAGTAGGAGTGACTATGACCTTACCAGCAACAGTTTATCAAGGCATTCAAGTGGGTGTGGAGAGCACAGCGGGCACGCCAGTGGCGGCCAACAAGAAGCTGCTTTCCGTCACGATGAAGCCAAGCCCACAAACGGAAACGAGCCCATTCCGGGCAATGGGCAACAAATACGCGAGCTTTGTTTCGCTCAACAAAGAGTGGACGAGCATCAACATCGAGGGGCAGCCAACCTTCAACGAAATCGTGTATCTGCTTTCAGGCCTGATGCACTACGCAGCGCCGGCTCAGCAAGGGGCGACCACTGCTTACAAGTGGACGTTCGTTTCGAACACGAGCGCCGCGGATGTGGGCAAGACCTTCACCATTGAGCAGGGCGACGCGGACAGAGCCTGGCGGGTGGCCGGGGCGCGCGTGAGCGGGCTGACCTTTGACTTTGGGCGGAATGAAATCCGGGTGAGCGGCAACGGCGTGGGTAAACAGCTGGAAACGGACATCACCCTGACCAGCACGCCAACCGCGCTTTCGCCGGTCCCAATCTTGCCGACCATGCTGAAATTCTACATGGCAGACACGCAGGCGGCTTTGGCTGGCGCGACCGCTTTGACCAACTCGTTCTCGATGCAGTGGAGCCTGACCGATAAATTTGGGCTGGCCTGGCCTGTTGGGCAGGACGCTGTGGCCGTGGAAGGCGAACCGAACGCGAGCGGAAAAATCGTGCTGGCAACCGATACTGCCGGGCTGGGACTGATCGCCACGCTGCGGGCTGCTTCCACCAAGTGGTTCAGAATTGAAGCCACAGGCGGGCTATTCGCGTCGCCCTACAATCACAAGCTCACGATTGACTTCCCTGCGCAGATTGAAGCGGTGGGCGACCCTTCGGACACGGACAACGTGTACACGATGGAATTCGGGCTGAAGCCGATTCACGATGCAACCTGGGCTAAGTCCGTGAACATCGAGGTCATTACCAACCTGAGCGCGCTGTAGGAGCGGACATGCGGGTGAGCGAACTGACCAAAGAGACCAAGAAGCTGGAGGTGGTTTACAGGACTGCCTCCGGCGATTTTCCGGTGAAGCTGGAATACCGGACACAAGCCGTTACGATGGGCTTTCTGAAAGAGCTTGAGCAAGCGCAGGGGGCGGACAGGCTGGTATACCAGGTGACACAGGTGGTGACGCGCTGGGATTTGCAGGATGACAACGACCAGATCATTCCGATTACAGCAGCCGGCATTGAAGCGGCCGGAGTGCCTGTATACCTGCTGAACTCTATTTTAGGCGCGATTGCGGAAGACCGGTTGCTTGGGGCTGAAGCAAAAAACGCATAGCGGCGTACCTGTCCGCGCCGAACGTTTATGAGATGCCGCCGCAAGACGAACTGGATGCTTATGAGCTGTTCTTTGTGGCAAAGTGGGCAGGAGTGCCGGCGTGGGAATTGGCGGAGAGGCAGGCGGCGTATTATGACGGGTACAGAGCCGCGCTGTGGATTGAGAACAGGCTGAACTCCGAAGCGATGAGGAAACATGGCACGCATAAGTGAAATCGTAGTCGCGATAGAAGCTGAAGGCACAGAAAAGGTGCTTGCCGCGCTCAACCAGGTGGAAGGCGCGCAGGTAAAAACTGTAAAGACAACCAAACAGCTTGGCGCGCAAACCAAAGAAGCCACCGCGACGGCCGGCGAAGGCTGGGCGACGCTGGTGACTGGCGTGAACCAGGCTATTGGCGTGCTGCAGACGGTCGTGCAGGTTGGCAAAGCGGTATACGACTTTACCAAGCAGGGCGCGCAGCTGGAATTCATGGCGGGCAAATTCGACCGGCTTTCGCTGTCCATAGGCACGACCTCTGATGTGCTGCTTGACGACTTGCGCAGGGCTACACAAGGCACGCGCTCGGATATGGAGCTGATGGCAAGCGCGTCTGATTTTATGGCGTTGGGCTTTGCCAAGACCAGCGATGAGGCGGTTCGGCTTTCAACCGTCGCTGGCGCGCTGAACATGAACATGAACCAGCTGGTATTGACGCTCGCTAACCAAACCACGATGCGCTTTGACCAGTTGGGCGTGAGCGTGGTGGGCTTTCAGGAAAAAGTTGACGCGCTGGTAAAGTCCGGAATGAGCGCGAACGCTGCGTTTCAGGAAGCGTTTCTACGCCAGGCTGAGGAACAGATACAGAAAGTCGGGAACGCGGCGGATAGTGCGGTTGGCTCGTTTATGCAATTAGAAGCGAGCTTCACAAACTTTTCCAACGCCCTGAAAGTAGGAACGTCAAACGCCATTTCCCCAGCGGTAAAAGAATTGTCAAAGCTGCTTCAGCTTTATGCCGGTAGGATGCAGGGCAATCAGGCGTTCAATGATTTAGCAGACCAGCTTGAACGCGCCGGGGTCGCTGCAGATGATTTCAATCAGAAGTTCGCGGATACAAAAAACCTTGCTGGCTGGATAGTTGAGGTAGATGACTACAACGCGCTGCTTGCTGAAATGCGGGCATCGTTAGACCAGGCAACAGCAGGTGAAACCGAGTGGAACGATAAAATGCTGGACTCGTTAGTCACGCTCCAGCAGATACCAGCCGCCGCTGACGGGGCTGGGCAAGCGGTTGAACGCTTTGCGGTTAGCTCGGAGTCTGCTGCCTACGCGGTGGACAACTTCCTCGAAAAAGCTGGCATATTCAAGGCGGACTTTGAGGAAATATTCGACCTGTCAAAGAACCTCAACAAGATGGTTAGCTTTGCCTCAAGCTACAATGGTTTGATGGATCAGATTGCGGCGAAAACCGCGGAAAAAGCTAAACTCATGGCGCAGGGCTGGACAGAAAACAGCAAGAATGTCAAGGAGCTCACGGCAGACATCGCGGCGTTAGAAGCTGAGCTTGGCAACCTGCCTAAACAAATGACTTTCGACTTGTTCACTCAGGCAATACAAGCCAACGGCAAGGTTACTCGTGAGGAGTATCAAGCTCTTATGGATATGGGCGTTGAACTTGGCATATTTACACAAGAAGCCGCTGACGCGTCAATGAAGGCTTGGGATAAGGTCATGAAGAACGTAAACGATTGGGAGATTGACCCTAAAACGGGCGATGTGACGCTGAAGCTCAACACGGAAGAAGTTGACGACTACCAGCCTGAAACTAAAAAGGGGCTGGTGGAATGGCTGATAGACCAGACGCGCGTTGATGCATGGCAGCCGCCGGACAAAGTTGGGCGCGTGACTTACAATGTGACGAATGTGCCGGGAACTGTTTGGGAAGAAACGCGTGCCATCGGCGGGCCGGTATATCCGAACAACACCTACTTATGGCAGGAGCCAAACCGCGAGGGCGAGTTGTTCGTTCCGGAGCAGTACGGACGGGTGATGAACAACCACCAGGTGGCGCAGGCGATCAGGGACGCGATGTTCGCCTCCAACGCGGGGGGCGGGCGCACGGGCGGCGCGGTGACGACTGACAATTCACGGCATATTACCTATAGTATCAACGCGCAGTACAAGCAGGAGCCGGTATTGACGTTGAGCCAACACCTGAAAATACTGAGCACTCTGGGAGGGCGGGCATGATTTGCTGGGTACGCAATGCTCAAATTTTGCGGCTTGACCAGAAGCCTTACTTGCTTTATGAACACGATGGTTTCGGCATCCCGCAGACGAAGCGAATTGAGGACAGCGGTCCTTTGCAGCACGGCACGACGGATAGGGGTATGAAGCTGCCAGCGCGCGATATTGTGTTGTATGTGCAGATGTTCGCGGATGATTGGGCGGATTACTACGAAAAGCGGGCTGAGCTGGCACGCTGGTTCAGTCCTTTTGGCGAGGCAGGCACGCTGCAGGTGACAGAAGCCGGCGTTGGTGGTTCAAATGGCGGCGGCGGCCTGGAAATAAGCGGGTACGCGGTGGAAGGGCTGGACTTTCCGGGCAGCGAACGCGAAGGGCTGACGCAGACCGTTCCAATTGTGCTGCATTGTTCTGACCCGTTCTGGCAGGACATAGAATCAAGCAGCGTGACATTCTCCGCTGGCGGCGGTTCAGACACCTTTAAGGTGCCGACTGTTGTGCCTTTCAAAGTGGGCGCGTCCACTATGTTAGTTTCGCAATTAATTGATTATGCCGGCGACGCGGACGCTTATCCGGTTATAACAATGTTTGGGCCTGTGACTGATTTAAAGATATCTATTCAGCCGCAAGGCAAAAATTATAGTTTAAAGTTGGACTTCGCAGGCACGACCATAGCGGCGGGCGATTGGTACGAAATTGACTTGCGCTATGGGGTGAAAACTATCAAGGACAGCAACGGCGTGAACAAAATAAGCACGCTTAGCGCGAACAGCAACCTTGCGACATTCAGGCTGTTTGCCGGAGCAAGCAATTATATTTCAATGACAGGAACAGGAATTACTTCATCCACGATGGCACAGCTAACGTGGAAAAACGCCTACGGCGGAATATAGGAGCATTATGGCAGAAACTTCAGGATTTTGGACAACTTCCGGCGCTGGCACTGGCGACCAGGTAGCGAGCTACACGCAGGCGCATCACAGCCTCGCGCTGATGCTGGCAGCCGGCGCGAAGGGATTGGACGGGGTCGCAACCGGTTATCTGAATGGGCTGGCGGTCACACCTGGCAGCGGCAAAGTGACGGTTGCAACCGGCGGCGCGCTGGTGGATGGGAAGTGGTACACAAGTTCAGCCGCTGAAAACGTGACCATCTCCACGCCAACAGCGGGAACGGAGCGCATTGACCGCATTGTTCTCAGGGCGACCTGGAGCAATTACACTGTGCGGCGTTATCTGCTTACAGGCACCGCGTCGAGCAGCCCGACCGCTCCGGCGCTAACCCAAACGCGCAACTCTTACTTTGAAATTTCCCTCGCGCAAGTACGGGTTACGAGCGCAGGCGTTATCACGGTGACGGATGAACGCTATCCGGCGGAGAATACGCAGACCATGCCAGTTCTGGCGGTGGGCGAAGTTGAAACGCTGGTTGCAAGTTCCAGTATTCCGGTTCGGCAGGTGATTATCCCTGAACGCTGGCAGGGTGCAACGCTCGTAGGCATTACGGGCGCGCTGTTCACGGTCTCGTCATCCGGCGCTGTGGCTGTCCGAGTGTACAACGCGACTATCGCGCAGAACCTTCTAACCGCTAACCTGAGCATTGCCGCAGGCAACAGGCGCACGCATTCTACGAGCGTAAACGCAAGTTACAAGACGCTCACGAAGGGAGACCTAATCCAGATATTTGTGGAAAGTGCGGGAACGGGCGCTAAGGGGCTGCAGGTTGATTTGATTGCACTGGCAAAGGCGTAACGATGGCAATCAGCGTTCTCAGAACTCCGGCAATCAACGCACTGGCGTACAGCGGGACGTTTGGCAGCGCGGGTGAATATCACGTCGTAATTGAGCGGATGGACACCACCAGCAGCAGCCTGCGTTCCGTGGCGGCAGGAATCACGCTGGGCGGGGTGAGCATGACCCTGCTGGCATCCAAGAACCAGGAAAGCGAAGGGCTGATTGCCTTTTGGGGAATGCACGTGACGCCGGCGCTGGCGGGCACGGCTTTTTCGATGGTCCGGACGGCTGGCACGTACGCGCTGACGGACCGCGTGGACGCGGTGGTTTTGAGCGGCGTGAGCACCGACCCGCTGTTTGCCAAGCACGAATACC